TATAATCAAAAAAGGACTTAATGAGTCAACATCTGATTATATTGACACGATTCAAAGTAGAAAATACTACCCTTCGTATTCACAAGCATTAAAAAGGTTAAATTTAATGTCAAAAGAATTAAATACCCTTCACGGAAACGATGAAGGTATGTCACTCTTTACAGAACAAAAAAAAAAGTTCAAACTAAAACTACCTGGTAAAGGTAAAACTACTACAGATACGGCAACAACCCCGCCACCAGTAGAGACAGGTGGTGCTTCTCAATTACCACCAGTACCAACAGACTTAGGTACTGGAGGTGAAATTACTCCTCCACCAATGCCAGGAGAAGGGGGTGGAACAGAAACACCGTCAATGCCTAGTGATAATACAGTAAGTGATACTCCTCTACCGATACCAGGTGAGGGGGGTGGAACGGAAACACCGTCAATGTCAGATGATGAAGAGGTAAGTGACACTCCTCCACCAATGCCAAGTGGAGAAGAGGGTGATGAAATGGACGATGAGGAAATGCCAATGCCCGATGATGAAGGTGATGAAGATAAGAAATCTAAAAAAGATGAACCCACAAGTTTTAAGGTAATACAAAAACTAACGGGCAAACTTGCACAAAAAATCAGAAAATATAATGCTGAAGATGATATGGATCCTAATGATGTTAAATACATTATTAATTCTGTATTATCCGCACTTGATGTTGATTTATTAGATGAAGATGATATTGAAGAAATTATTTCTCGTTTAGAGGGTGATTTTGATGAAGATGAGGATGAAGATGAGGATGAAGACATTGAGGAGCCAAAAGATAGTGATATACCTGAAGAAGGTGAAGAAGAACCAATGACTGGTGACGAAGAAGAAGTACCTGCCCCACCAGAAGGGGGAGAAATGTCCGAATACAATTTAGGTGATGCTATTGGAGATAGTGTGACAAAAAGATATATGGGGACAATGAGTAAAAAATTTGATGAAATGCCTGCTTTTGGTGGTGAAATGGATGAAGACTACCCAAGACACGGTGCAAGGACAAGTCGTCACCAATATAATCACCTTTCACACGGAACTTTTGGTGAGTCAAAAGTTGATAAAATCCTTTCAAAGTACTTCACAACAACAAAAAGTGAAATTATTTCAGAAGAAAGAAAAAGACTAAAGTTATTGGAAGAGATGGAATCTCAAAAAGAAAAAAATTTCAAGTCCGCAATAAAATTATCTGAAACTGTAAAACAAAAAAGGGCTGTACGTGATTACATTGAAAAGAACCCAACTTCTAAATTATTAGGAAAAACTAATAAAGGTAGTTTGGTATTTTCAGAAGGAATTGTTAAAACAAAAATTACAAAAAACGGTTTGGTGATATGAGTTATTTAATCTACATAAATGGTTTAGGACCTAATTATAGGGGTGAAAATATTTATGAGTTTATTTTTTCAGATTCATTAGATGAGGTTTGGGGTGAAAATTGGGAAGCAAGACCTGCGAATGGTTATCCGAGTCCACCTGATGTGGAACACGCAAAAAAAGTAGGAATGTTAACAAATGGTGAGATAACATTGGAGTTAGTTCAAAACTCCGACGTGTTTTCAGTTCAAGATTCTATTGATGGTGTTATTGCTCTTGGGTGGGAAAAGGAAGAGGAGATTGATTTTTCATTAGTTAAAAGATTAGTTTTTAAGTATGGTGAAAATGAACAAGATGTAAAAGATAAATTATACGAAAGAGATATCGTATTACAATTTGAAAAAAAAGTAGTGTATGAAAACTAAAAATTATATACAAATCCTTATGGAAAACGGCATTCATTTTGAAACCATTTCAAAGATGAATAAAGGTCAAATTATGACATTGGCAAAAAAATTCATTGTTAATGAACAAACAACCACCCCACAAAATACAACACCACAAACAATGACAACAACAAAGTATGTTGTAAAACCTAATTCCAAAACAATGATAAATGGTGTTGAAATTGATACGACTGGTGGTAAAACAACGGCAACACCAATGAAAGAAACGGAATTAGCTGAAAGATTTGAATCAAAGGCGCAACAAAAATTATTTTTTGCAAAATGTGGTGATGGTAAAACAAAGGAACAAAAAAAATGGTGTAGAATGAGAGATGAGTTTGCAAAATCTACAACAAAAAAACAATATAAAAAAATGCCTGAAAAACTTCACCCTGAAAAAACTGTAAAATATAGAAAGAATAAAACAGACGAGGCATATCAAAAATACTTGGAAGAAAGAATTTTTGAGATGATTGAAAAACATATTGAACCAAGTATGACTAAAGGTGAGATTATTCAAACCCTTATGGAAAAGGTTAATAAACAAGAAAACTTCGTCTTGAAAAACCCACCAAAAAATACTATGTTTCAAAAAGGTAAGATGAAATTACCTATCGGAAAATTATCAAGTATTGGTGGTGAAATGAAAGAGGATACAAAAGAAAAGGAAAGAACAAAAGAAAGGGAAAAAACAAAAACACCTACAAGAAAAAATCCTTTCAAGGATCCAAATCCTGGGGTTAAAGAAAAACCAAAGGCAAATACAAAGGAGAAAGAAAGAACAAAAGAAAGGGAAAAAACAAAAACACCTACAAGAAAAAATCCTTTCAAGGATCCAAATCCTGGTGTAAAAGAAAAACCTAAAGCTGACGTAGAAAAACAAAAAAGTGATTTTATGATGGCAATTAAACAAGCAGTTAATACAAAGTAATGGGAAACTCAAATTTAGAAAGATTGATTAGAAAAGTAGTTAAGGAAGCCCCTATTGACTATGGTGATTATCCTGAAAGAATGCACCCAAGAACTCAACAAAGGGTTGAGGATCCTGAAGGTATATATGCAAAGAACCGTGCCTTTAGAGGTGGTGTGTCTGATGTTGAGAGGATTGCAGGTAAAAGATTTAAGGAAGTTGTGGATTATGTAAAAAGATACTACGGGACAGATAGAAACATAACTGAACCACAAGTTAAGATGGCAATTCAGATGGAACAAATGATGGCTGTAAGAACTGCTATGTCTAGAGAACCTAATTACCGTGAACAATTAAGAGATTTAGCAGTAGAAATTGCCGCCAAAGAAGAAGGATGGATGCCTTACTCTAAAACTATGGAGGAAGCTATAGGTGAAGGATTAGTTGTAAAGGAAAGAAAAATGGGTGGTGTAGTGTACCAATTTGATTTTGTTAATATGTTAACTTTTTTAGGTGAACAAAGAATAGATCCAAATCAGTTTCAAATGAAACCGCAAAAAAATGAGAAACTACCATTACCAAAGAATTTTTCATTTGATATTGATGAATTAACTCCTGAAGAACAAAAACAATTAGAAATAGAAAAACGTAATGTAATCAACGCACTAATAATGGGTAAGGGTAAAAGAGGACAATTTGCTTACCAAATGTTTAAGGATAGATTGGATGCAATTGATCCGACTCTTTATCCACTTTATAACAAAATTATGGGTGCGAACGATTTGATGTATTTTACGGATGAAGATTTAATTGAGGCTCTTGGTGGTAATGCCGCAGGTTCTGCAGGTAAAGTAGATTCGGATGAAGACGAGGACGAAGATGACGGTGGAGAAGAGGAAGTACCAAATGACACATATTTTGCAAATGGGTTAATATTCCCTATTTTACTTCACGAATTATTTAAAGCATTTTCAATGGTTACGGCACGTGCGCAATGGAAAGATGTTGATCCTGAAATGGCAACACAAGTTATTTCACAGACAGATACAATGTCAAACGAACCAATGAATTTTAGAGTGGGTGCTGAAGTTGTAAGGAAGTTAAGATCATTACTTCCTGACGAATTAGTTTTAGAACCTGAAGGAAAAAAATATATGCCTTATTTTGAACAAATTCTTTACAGTATTCCTGCGGAACAATTTTTAAAGGACGTTATTGCAAATGTCATTTCTGATGATGCAACAGATAATAGTAAAGCAACAAGAAAGTTTGAGGAAATTTTTACCAAAGCTAAAGCAGAATATCAGAAAGTCAACCAAGGTGAAGATGATGATGACTATGATGAGGATGAAGAAGATGATGATATCCTTACAAGATTAGGACTATAATAAATTTATATTTTTTACTATGAACCCCCTTTTATGAAAATAATTGGGGGTTTTGATATTTATATGTAAATCATTTTATGAGTTTGACAAAAGAACAGTTGATGCTTGAATATGTTAAATGTATGAGGGACACACCATATGCTCTTCGTACATACCTACAAACATATGATAATACAGTATCAAAATATGTTCCATTAGAGTTATTTCCAGATCAAGTTTCACTACTTAAAGATTATGAGGATTACGAAGAAAATATTGCATTAAAATATAGACAGGCTGGTGTATCAACTGTAACGGCAGCTTGGGTTTCAAAAAGATTAGTTTTCGCAAAAAAAGAACGTCCCGAAAAAATTCTAATTATTGCTAACAAACTTGATACATCAATGGAGATGGCAAACAAGATTAGAGCATTTGTTGAGCAATGGCCTAAATGGGTTGGTGCGGGGTTTTCTGCCGATAAAAACTCACAAAAACATTATAAATTAACAAATGGTTCAGAAGTGAAAGCGGTAGCAACATCAAAAGATGCATTACGTGGATTTACCCCCACAATACTTGTGTTTGATGAGGCGGCATTTATTGAAGCGGACAGTGACTTTTGGGCTGCTTGTATGGCATCACTATCTACGGGTGGTAAAGTAATCGTTGTATCAACACCAAACGGGTATGATCCAATTTATTACGAGATATATAACCAAGCAACAAAGGGAATGAATAATTTTAGAATTTCTGAAATGTTTTGGTATAGAGATCCAAGATACGCAAAAGATTTATATTTAGTTCCAACGGACGATTTGATTGATTATTTGTTAAATAAAGACGAAAAGGATACATCAAAAAATATTTCGTTCGCACATATTGATCCATTCCAAAGAGATTATAAAGAATTAAGTGATTTATTTTCAAAAGGTTATAAACCTTGTTCTACTTGGTATGAGAAAATGGTTAAAAAACTCAAGTATGATAAAAGAAAAATAAATCAGGAGTTAAATTGTGAATTTTTAGGTTCAGGAGATAACGTATTTGACGCTAAACAACTTGATTATATTAAACAAAATACGTTAGAGGATGCGCCAAATAAAATGATGGGTAATTCATTGTGGTTATGGAAAGAACCGATTGAGGGACACAAATATATTATGGGTGTTGACGTATCTCGTGGGGACAGTGAAGATTTCTCAACAATACAAATAGTTGATTTTGATGAAAGAGAACAAGTTTTTGAGTATGTTGGTAAGATACCACCAGACTCATTAGCAGAAATTGCGTATAAATGGGGATTGATGTATAACGCATTTTGTGTTGTGGATATTACTGGTGGTATGGGTATTACTACAGTTAGAAAAATGCAAGAATTGGGTTATAAGAATTTATACATTGATGGTGTGGACTCAACAAATATTTGGAGTTATAACCCAAAGGCTCAAGATAAGATACCAGGAATAAACTTTAATAATAAAAGAGTTCAGATAATTGCCGCCTTTGAGGAATATGTAAGACACAAGTTCAAAATCAAAAGCGTTCGTTTGTATAATGAAATGAATACTTTCATATATGTTAATGGTAGACCAGACCACCAAAAAGGACAACACGATGATTTAATTATGTCAATAGCAATGGCAATTTATGTCGGGGAATCGTCGTTTCAAAAACTTGAAAGAGTTGTTGAGAAAACAAAGGTTATGATTGAGTCGTGGACAGTAAGTAACAATGATTCTGTTGGTAAACAAGTTCATTTTGATCCTGTATTACCTAATACACATATGCTTTCTGAAAGACAGAAAATGAATTCAGGTCCATCAAAAGATGATTACATAAAATACGGATGGTTATTCGGAGGAATGAAACGATAATATAATATGGGACTTGAGAGAAGACCGACATCGGGTAGGATATTTAATGGATCTAGATTGATTGTTCCTGGATTACCAGTCTCATCGTCAAAAATTTTTCAAAATAATTTTGGTTCAAAAAAAGGTTCTGATCAATCTTTAATTAGAGAATACAATACAAATGTTACACCAACTCCCACAAATACCCCTACACCAACACCAACACCAAGTGTTACACCTACTAATACGCCAAGCCCAACACCAACACCAACCCAAAACATAAATGACGCAATTTTAATAACTAACGATGTTTACATTAAAGTAGGACGGGATTCTTATTTAAGATATGAAGAATAACAAATTAAAAAATTTGTGAATATTTATATTTGACAATTATAAATTAATTTTTCTATATGGAACAAAATACAAATCAATTAACCGTATGGCAAAGGTTATCAAAAGCCTTTGGGCCAAATTCATTATTGGGACAAGATGTTCCTACATATAAATTTGATAAAAAAGAACTATTACGTACAAGAGATAGAAATGAATTTGAGAAGGAAAAACTACAGGCTCAACAATCTTTATTCTTGGCAAATCAATGGACAAAGATAGAAAACAATTTATATACTCAAGCAATATATTATGAACCAACTAGGTTAGCTGCATTTTATGATTATGAATCAATGGAGTTCACACCTGAAATCTCAACAGCACTTGACATTTATGCAGAAGAATCTACAACACCTAACGAAGATGGACACATTCTTCAGATATATTCAGAATCAAAAAGAATAAAAGGTATATTAGCCGATTTATTTAATAATACTTTAGATATAAATACAAACTTACAAATGTGGATTAGAAACACTTGTAAGTACGGTGATAATTTTGTGTACTTGAAATTAGATCCTGAAAAAGGAATTATTGGTGCAGTACAATTACCTAACATAGAAATTGAAAGGTTAGAACGAGGTATGACACCAAAGAGTCCAAATACCCAAGTGAAAACGGATGAAAAAGGTTTAAGGTTTAACTGGAAAGAAAAGAATATGGAGTTTAACACTTTCGAGGTAGCACATTTTAGATTATTGGGTGACGATAGAAAACTTCCATATGGAACTTCAATGCTAGAAAAGGCAAGGAGGATTTGGAAACAACTTGTATTAGCTGAAGATGCAATGTTAATATATAGAACATCAAGAGCACCAGAAAGAAGAGTATTCAAAATATTTGTTGGTAATATGGACGACAAAGATGTTGAACCATACGTACAAAGAGTTGCAAATAAATTTAAGAGAGATCAAATAGTTGATAACAAAACAGGAAATGTTGATTTACGTTTTAATCAAATGGCAGTTGATCAAGATTATTTTATTCCTGTTAGAGATGCAACACAAACAATGCCTATTGAAACATTACAAGGAGCTCAGAACCTATCTGAAATTGCGGATATTGAGTATATTCAAAAGAAACTAGTTACAGCACTTCGTATCCCAAAAGCGTACCTTGGTTTTGAGGAACCAGTAGGTGATGGTAAAAACCTTTCACTATTGGATATTCGTTTTGCAAGAACAATTAATAGAATCCAAAAAAATATGCTTGGTGAACTTAACAAAATAGCAATCATTCATTTGTTCTTGTTGGGTTTTGAAGATGAGTTA